ACTAATTTATTAACGTCCTCGGTCAACGGACCGGGTGTCGTGACTTGGAATGATATTGACGTAAATGCAAGTCAAACATGGACAAACGTGGAAACATAATATAAATTTGGAGGTACTATGGCATCAACATTTTCTACATCACAAAAATTCGAATTAATCACTACAGGTGAAAAGGCAGGTTTATGGGGATCTACAACTAACACCAATCTACAATTAGTAGAAGAAGCTGTTGGTGGTTTTCTATCTTTAAATGTGGCCTCATCAGATCAGGCCCTATCTATTAGTAATGGTGCATCGTCTAACGGACGAAACATGACTATTAAGTTTACAGGCACTTTAGCAGCAAATAGAAGTGTGACTGTACCTGATTCCATTGAAAAAATTTATTTAATAGAAGACGGTACAACAAGAAGTACAAGTGACTATACTCTAACTTTTAAAACCGCATCGGGATCAGGTGTTGTAATGCCGGTTGGTTCTAAGATGCTAGTATACTCCGATGGCACAAACATAGTGCAATTAGCGGTAGAAAAAGGTTATCACTCTATCGATAGAAATTATACAGCGGTGAATAATGATCAATTGATTATTGATACGAGCGCCGCAACTAGACAAGTGACATTACCAGCATCTCCTAGTGTTGGTGATCAAGTTACTTTTATAGATGCAAAAGGTTCCTTTGGTTCTAACAATTTAACAATCGCAAGAAACGGTTCTAACATTAATAGCTCTGCAGCTAACTTAACCGTCTCAACAAACGGAGAGGCTTTTACCTTAGTCTTCTTGAACGCGACTCGTGGTTGGTCATATAAAGATAAAATTTAAGGAGAGTAAATGGCTCTCATCACCTTAGATTTTTTACCTGGGATAGACAAACAAGATACCACAAAAGGCGCAGAACGTCGTTTTGTAGATTCTAATAATGTACGTTTTCGATATGGACTACCTGAAAAAGTAGGTGGTTGGTCTTCTCTTTTAACAGATAAGATAGTAGGTGTTGTAAGAAATCAACACCCGTTTACAGATTTAGATGGTAATAGATACGTGGCCCTCGGAACGGACAAGTTCTTATTATTATACTTTGAAGGTCAACTATTTGATATTACACCAATAAGAAGTTCTTTGACTTCTTCAACAATGGCTACCACTGATGAATCAGCCTCTGTTACAATTACCACAAGTTCTGCTCACGGAGCAAAAGCCGGTGACATCGTGCAATTAGATAGTGTCACTTTACCTGGTGGTACAGGTCTCAGTGCATCTAACTTTGAAGATGTTAAATTTCAAATTATTACAGCACCTAGTACAACAACTTTTACAATTACATCAACCGCAGCTGCTACAGCTACAGTTTCTACAGGTGGTTCTATTACTTGTAAGTTTTATGAAACTGTTGGTCCAAGAGAACAAACCTATGGTTATGGTTGGGGTGTTGGTAATTGGGGTGGCACCGTTGATTCTGCAACAGCAACAACAGTTAATGAAGCTTTGGATGCATCAGAAACAACAATCACATTAACAAGCGCTACCGCTTTTCCTACAGCAGGAACGATTTTGGTAGACTCAGAACTTATTACATATACAGGTAAATCCACAAACGATTTAACAGGTTGTACAAGAGGAGCTTCTGGAAGCACTGCAGCAACACACAGTAATGGTGCTACTGCTACCGATGCATCTGACTTTAGTGGATGGGGTGTGGCTGTGAAAGCTGATCAAGTACAACTAGAACCAGGTCTTTGGTCCTTAGATAATTTTGGTCAAGTATTAGTTGCAACAGTTGCAAACGGAAAAACTTTCACATGGAATTCTGGAGCTACAAGTGCCACGTCGAACAGAGCATCAACAAGCACTTCTAGTTTTCTTACCTCTAATAACCCGACTGCATCAAGAGCTACATTAATATCACCTACCACAAGACATTTAATTCACTTTGGTACAGAAACAACGATAGGCACAACAACAACACAAGATGACATGTTTATTAGATTTTCTGATCAAGAAGACATTAACACTTTTACACCTTCTGCTATTAACGCCGCTGGTACACAACGATTACAAGACGGAACAAAAATAGTTGGTGCTTTGAAAGCAAAAGAAACAATTTTGATATGGACCGATACCGCTTTGTATACCATGAAATTTATTGGTGCTCCTTTTACATTTGGTTTTGAACAAGTAGGTACCAACTGTGGTTTGATTGGTAAGAATGCAGCTGTTGAAATAGATGGTGTTGCTTATTGGATGAGTAATAATGGATTCTTTTTATTTGATGGTACAGTTAAGTCACTGCCTTGTTCCGTCGAAGACTTTGTTTATGATGATATTGATTTAACTAAAGGTCAACAAATTACAGCAGGTGTCAACAATCTGTTTACAGAGATTATTTGGTGGTATCCTGCGTCAGGAGAAAATTTTAATAATAAATTAGTTGCTTATAACTATTTAGAATCTATGGGTTCTCAAGTGCCTGGAGGTATTTGGTACAATAGTACAGAAGGTCGTACATCATGGATGGATTCTAAAATCTACCCTAAGCCTTACGCAACATCTTATGCATCTAACGACACCGGTACCTTTCCTACAATACAAGGTGTTACTGGACTAGGTGGTACAACGTATTTTGAACACGAGGTTGGTAATAATCAAATCAATACTGACGGATCGAGCACCGCGATTAGTTCTTTTGTAAAATCATATGACTTTGATTTAGAGGGACAGGGTACAGAAGGAGATAAGTTTTTATCTGTTCGTCGTTTCATACCTGATTTTAAATCATTGGAAGGCACGGCTAAAGTAACGTTGGCCGTGAAACGTTTTCCGTCACAAGATGATTCATCAACAGGTTTAAGTCCTTTCTCTATTACATCTGATACAACTAAAAAAGACACACGAGCTCGTGGTCGATATATAAATATTAAAATAGAAAACGATGACATTGATCAAAGCTGGAGATTTGGTACATTCAGTTTAGATGTGCAACCAGACGGAGGTAGATAATGGCAAAAATAAATGTTAAAATACCAGAACCAAAAGAAGAATATGATACATCTAACCAAAAACAAATAAATAGATCTATAACTACAATTATTGAACAGTTAAACTCTACTTATTTAGATGAAATTAAACAGGAGCAAGAAAGATTTTCTTGGTTTATAAGTGGCTAATATATATAAAAATGCAAAAGTAGATTTAACAACTACAGATATTACAACATTATATACAGCACCTTCTAACTCTAGAGCGATTGTAAAATCTATATTAGTATGTGATGATAGTAATAATGGAAGTACAATTACACTAACATTAACAGATGCAGCTAGTGCTGTTTTTGTATTATTTGATGTAAAAACTGTAGCTGGTCACGCAACAGAACAATTATTGAGTGAACCATTAATATTACAAGAAAGTGAAATATTAAAAGTAACCGCTGCAGATGCTAATAGATTGCATGTTGTAGCATCAATATTAGAAATAAGTAGAGATTAAGGAGGTAAAAATGGTATCTTTTGTAGAAAAAGGCAAAACTGAAGTGATAGTCAATGGCACCGTTATAAAAGACGTTGAGATTGAGACTGAAGTAACAGTTAAAAACCTTAAAACAAACGCTGAATATAAGTCTGATGAAGAAGCTGAGAGCGATGTCAACAATCCAGGTACTGACACGAAACAAGAAGATATATCTAGAAGTGTCAATATAAAAGTAGCTAAGCTACCGGATGTTATATCCAAATCAGAGGATGAGTAGTTGATTTTTGGGGCAAAAAAAAGTAATGTATTTATGATAGATACTGGTAAATTATACGATATTACCGTAGCTTTTGGACTTTATAAGTCGTTTCCTCGCTATAAAGATCACACGTTCGAGGACGTGCTTCAACACATCGCCCCATCCGTAGATTTGAATCAGTACAGGATTCACTACAAAAATGGTTTACCTTACGCTTTTACGAATTGGGCTTTTTTAAATAAGGATGCAGAAAAAAGATTTATGACAACCGCAGAACTAAACCCTGAAGATTACAATAGTGGAGACATTCCTTGGCACGTTGATACAATCTGTATTGATGATGTTAAATCTGTTATGAAATGGACCAAACAATACTTTACTGATTTACTAGGATATAATAAACCTGTAAAGTGGCTTCGTGTAAGTGATGATGAAGTTATTACAAGAACTGTAACTAGATACACAAAGGAACATTATGGGATCAATTAAAAAAGCATTAAAACCTGTTACAAGAGTTGTTGATAATATTATTCCTAATGAGATAAAACCTGCTCTACCTTATCTTGCAGCTGCGTTTGGTGCACCATATTTAGCAGGCACTGGTATTATGAGTGGTATTACAAATGCTGCTCTAAGAAAAGGTTTAGCTGGAGCTCTTACCAACGTAGGAACACAAGCTTTGTTAGGTCAAAAAATAAATCCTGTATCTGCAGCTGTTTCTGGTTTAACTATTGGTGGTGGACAGTTTTTGAAAGGAGATCCTAGCTTTATAGGTCCTAAAACAGGGCTACCTGCGGTCGCAGAAAAAGTTGGAACTTTTTTATCACCAGATAAAATAAGTGGAATGTCAACTCTTGGTGAAATAGGAGCAGCAACCACTACCCCCCTTACAGCAGGAACTACGCAAGCAGCTTTTGAAGAAGCAGAAAAAGCTAATAGAGAATATGATGATTATGTAAGACAACAAGAAGAAGCAGGAGCAGCGGATATTCAATCAAGAAGAGATTACATTACAAAATACATGGGAATGGCAGGATTTGATCAAGCTCAAATTGATGATGCACTATCTCGTTATGGATACAAGACCGGGGGCCGCGTTGGTTTTTCCAGTGGTGGTAGTGGAACATTAGGTGATTCCATGCAAGACATGAAAATTCTTATAATGAAAAATCAAATTATAGACGCCGGTGGCGGTGGTTTCGGT